ATTAGCAACAGGTACACCTAAGTTATTAGGAAAGCAAACGAATTCACCTTTCTTTGCATATCTAACATTTGGTCCTGCAAGGATTACCTCGCCGATACGCCACGCCTTAGTATCGGTATTAACCGGTACATGTAGACCATTTCTAATAATACTCGAACCGTCCTCTGTTTCATCAACAAAGGTACAAAGTAAAATATCATCAAGAACGGTCTTGAGATTGTATCCGTAAAATACCGAATTAAAGGAATTTTTAGGAAGTGAAGAAAAGTCAATTAAGCTTTTCGGGACGGGACCAAGCATGTCAATATCGGCTACCATATGTGTTTAATTAGATAAAGTTTCTGAAAATGCAATGTATTGATTTATCTCTCTTGTTGAGAGCTCTAAATTACTTGCAAGCATTTCAATGTCATTATTTTCTTCTTTCTTTTTTTCTTCCTTTTTCTTTTTAATATACGAAATTCGTTTTGAAGAAACCTTAGGCATTACAGCAACAAATAAACTGTATAGATCTTTTTTTTCATTAAAAGTACCAAGGTATTTGTTTAGTATATTGCTAAATGTAGCAATAGAAGGTGAATACATACTACACCACCTATTAAGCATGTACGGTGAGAATTCACCTTCTTCGTCTACCGAATTAAGACAGTTCTTTTTTTTGGTAAAAAGAGCACTTGATATAAAATCAAATATAGTCATATTGTATACGGATTATAGTTGCTGATAGTATAGCTATCAACTAAGCAGTAATAGTTTTTACGGTATCCTCTATATTGTTTAATTATGTTTTGTTTCTGTAATTGTTGTAATATACCTTGTACTTTATATTGTCCATTGGTAATATTAAATTGGTTGCATAGTTTAATACGAATATCACTCGCTGTTTGTTCTTTATTTTTTGTAATTAAATTTAGGACAATATTTTTGAAAGCAAAATCAGGTTGTACGTAACGTACATCATTGCGACCAAAGGTATACATTTTAATTTTATTTTGCTCTATTAATATTTTAATTCGTTTTTTATAAACAGAGGCAGAGCAACTCCTATTAAGAATTTTTGATATTTCAGTAGCTTTTATCCATCCGTGTTGCTTAATATGTCTTAAGATCTGCTTATTATCTTTTTCATATAATTTAGACATGTTACTTGTTCGTGTATTGATACGGTTTAAAATTGCCTGTTGACTTTGTTTATACTCTCCTTTTTTACCTTTATTCCATGCAGATCGACCTTTTAAGCTCGCTGACAGTTTCTTGCGTGTGTGCTTACCTAATTTACCGTTTTTGCCTCCTTCTCTTATATTACAGTATATGGGGTCAACTTGCGCGTTACTCGTTAATATCCAGTTTTTTTCGGCGGCGTTTAATGTGTCTAAATCACTACAGTATTGTAGTATTTTTCTTTTCCAAAAACCTCTATATTTCTTACTATAAAATCTTCTCGTAAAGATAGCACCAGACCCGATGTAGCCATCCTCAATAGTGCCAATATGCTGGCCAATATATTTTTTGTGTATAGTTGCTTCCGGGTGAATATTTTCCCAGAGATATATAAACCCATAATAATCATCGCTCATAATATTATTTATGCTATGAGCGATGATATTTTTATATCAATTATGCGAGTGTTATCTTGCAGGTCGCCAGGAAGATATCCTCGACCATTGCATAAAAGAGTTCAATAATCTCTCTCATAAATTGTTCAGCTTCAGCATCGCCGAGTTTAGTTGAGAACGCAAAAGCTGGTGCTTTCTTACCTGCTTCAATATTAATACCAGTATGACCAAGGGCTACATTATTCTTCGAATAGGTAATACTGACGCTACACTTACCCTTTACCTGTGTAACACCACCCTGTGTATGCTCTTTATGTACGATAAGATCGTCACCGTCAACCTCGATAGGTGCTCTAAGATACTTACTGCTAAGAATATTAGCAATCTGGGTATTAAGAAGACGTTGAAATGATACTGCACCAAACGGATCCAAGTTAGGAATTTCCCAGCAGAAATTAATTGCATCATCACTATAGATATAGTCGGCATTAAGAATATCCTCATTATCAATCATACCTTCAGCTTCAACCTTCATAGGCGCTCTAAACGCTACAATATTGCCGATAGGGAGAGTGTTCTTACGAAAATACTTGTAAGCAAAGCGTGAGTGAATAAGATCGCCGTCGTAGATAGGTACGTTAATAATCATGCGTTAATTATATGTGATGTCTGTATTGATTGCAAATGATTAAATGTCCTTTTGATACCCTCTTCTAATCCAAGAGTAGCAATAGGTAGATTGGATTTATTTATATATTCGGTATTCATGCCTTGTTTTTCATGAATAATAGGAACTGTATGTATACTAAGTTTGTTTATAATACCTGCAATATCGTTGAGCGTATATTTGTGTTTATATACACAATTTATATTTTTTTCTAAATCTATATTATTAATGTAGTATTCAACAAGCTCTATCAAATCGTCCATGTAAATGAAGTCCATGTATCTATTTTGATTTATTAAAATTGGTTGTTTGTTGATATAGTTTGTTATACTATTCTTAATAAAACGTGTCTCGATTTCGTTAGCATTAAAAACACCATAAATTCTTAAATTATAAAAAAATTGTTCACGTTCTATATATGTGCTGATAATATGCTTGCTCAAGCCATAAAAACTATTGTATGGGTATTCTTCTGCCCCGGAGCCAAAATTAATAAATTTTTTGAATTTATTTTTATTTTTTAAAATATTAAAAAACATTTTAATATTTGTTGTTAGGACGTACTCATTATCTTCATGAAGTCTGCCCCCAATTATGCTAGCTGTATGTATAATAATATCGAATTGCTTATCTTCAAACCAATTATCGGTAGCTTTTTGATCTGTAAGATCGAAATCTTTACGACCTATTGCAGTAATATTATAACGTGGTTGTAACGAGTGTATTAATGATGTAGCAATATAGCCAGAACATCCTGTTACTAACACATTTAACATTTTATTACTTTTCTTTTAAATAATCACCAAATTCAACTAATATTGTGCTTTTACCATCTACTCTCGTTAATGCCTTAATATATGCAGGCATTATATCTTCTGGTTCATTTAATTCTATTACCTCTATAGTTTTGCACATTGACCTAAAAGCATCAGTAAAATTACCTTTATGTTGATCTTGCGGATCGACTGGACGTTCACTACCGACAGCAACGCGAATAATTACATTCGGTCTACAAGCACCGTCTGACATTAATATAAATTTATCTAAATGATTTATTATTTGGTCAGTTCCCATTAATAAAAAATTCCATCTCGGTATTAATGATACCGGTATCAAGCCTTGAATTGCCATACCGTTCGCAACTCCACATTGTAAATATTCAGCTACAGGAAATTCAATTTTTTTGGTATCGGGTACTTCTATTAAAGTATCATATAATCCTGTACCACCGTACTTAACTGCTTGTCCAATAAAAACCGTACGCTCGTCTTTAGCAAGATAATTCATAGCTCGCTTTAATTCAGTAAAGTATTTCATAATTAAAATTGTACTCGTTGACCCGCACCAGCGTGTGGGTATTTGTTATTTTCGTATTGGTAATATAATAAATTAGGTTGGTCGTATATGCTATTATTTTTAATATGAGCTTTAAAATCAGCTACACTATCAATAAAATACGGTACATCACGTTGCCATACTTCATCAGTTGGAGTTAATACAGACAGTTTGTTTGACTCAACAATAAACGTTATAGGTAAGTCATAATTTCTTGCGTATTTATATGCCTCATGAAAAGCACCGGTTTCCGCTGACATGTCTCCGATCCAACACCAGACGCGTTCGCTACCTTGCTGTAACTTAATGCCTTGCGCTATACCAACAGCTATTGACGGTATGCCACCTACAATTGAGCTGCATATAAATTTGTAATCAGGTAAATTCATTATCATTGATTTACCTGAAATAATTTTTTGCTCTAATAAATCCTGTGGTATACCTTTAAGTAATGCTTGATAGTGGTTTCGCCAAGTACAACAAATCCAATCATTGCTGCAATCTATTCGCTTAAAAAGCTCAAGCATTTTATCTTCATTACCGTAATAAAGATGTATAGGTGCTTTAATTTGCTTTGCATTAAATAAATCGCCAATTTTATTTTCAAAATTAATTAACTGTTCTGCTGACAACATATAATAATATGATATATTACAATTTTGTATAAGTCAATTAATTACCAGATAAATCGCTCTTTATAGTATTCAACAATATTTTTTATTTCAATATCGAATTGCTTTGTGGGTGTCCAACCTAGCGCTCTAAGCTTATCATCATTAAGTGCATAACGTGTATCAAAGCCCGGTCTACTATACGAAAAGTCGAGATACTGCTCAAAGTTATCGAGTGTTCCAAAATAATTTTGAATTATTTTCTTACAGGTATCGAGATTTGATTGTTCGAAACCGCCTGCAATATTAAAGATATCATTTGTAACACCTGATTCAACTATCTTTATTACAGCACTTGCTGTATCAGCAGCGTGTAGCCAATTTCTAATAGGTGTACCACCTTCATGTAATTGAATCTTTCTATTCAAACCGAGATATTTTAATGTTTTAGGTATTAACTTCTCTACGTATTGGCCTTCACCATAGTTATTTGTAGGTCTTACAATGACGTAATTAATATTATGTGTTCTATTCCAAGCAAGAATTAACATATCAGCAGCAGCTTTCGTTGCTGAGTAAGGATTACTTGGCTTGAGCATATCTTGTTCTGCGTGGGAGCCTGAATCAATATCGCCATATACTTCATCGGTACTAAAGTGAAGTAAAATGGGCTTTTGTTTTGTTTCAAGTCTATAATTTTTAATTAATTCGAGTAAGTTGTGTACACCGTCAATATTAGATCTAACAAAGTCTTTACTATCAACAATAGAATTACCTACATGTGTCTCTGCAGCTGTATTAATTACATAGTCACATTCATATAAAAACTTTAAATCATTAATATCACAGTTAATAAACGAAAAGTTTTTATTTTGTTTAAATTCATCTAATAGAGTTTTATTTGCAGCATATGTCATCTTATCAACACCCTTAACATACCATCCCTTGTCAAGACATTGTCTAGTGATATATCCTCCGATAAAGCCTAAGCAGCCTGTAATGTATACGATTTTTTTCATTTTTTATTAATATAAAGATGTTCTGAGAAATCAGTTGCATTAATATAATGATTATATAGGTTGTATATACTCTTATATCTACTGTTAGGATTTGAACCTATCCAAAATTCACATTTATGTCTTTCGTCATAAATTACAGGCCTTTCCATTGGGTGTGTTAGTGTATTAATATGACTCGCTCGTGACCACCAAAAATTTTGCGAGTAATGATTTACAGGATCAGATATAAGCTCAGCACCACAGGTGTCATACTCTTTCAAAAATTCAAGCGCCTCTTTATATCTTGTTACATTTTGATAAAGATGATAACGTCTTACACTCTCAATCCAGTTTATTTCTGGTACGTGTATGCAGTTACTGGATCCTTTTGTGTGTAAATACAGAATATTATCATCTGGGTTATGCCTTGCGTGATTAATAATTTTTTGTAAAGTAGGAAACTCCCATTGCTGAGGATTTTCACCGTTATAGTTAATTGTAGCCTTTGGTATATTGAAAGTAATATCACTGCTACCAATTAACTCTACATTAATAGAATCAACGTCTTCATATATTTTTGATTCTAAAATATATGAAGCAATTTCATTTAAGATATTTTGACATCTATCAGTATTAGGGTAGCCGTTTTTATCGTGTACAAGATTACCGGCGTGTATAAAGATTACATTACTCATTTGCTAATTGCTCTGATTTGTAAAAATCAACGAGTCCTTTAACTATATGTTGTATGTCATATTGCAGTTCAAAACCATATGATGTTAATTTATTAATATCAAGATAAGAGTGTCTTACCTGTACAATATTATGAAAATTAGTTGGTTGAATGTGCTGAATTTGCGATGTAGATCCTGAATATTCAATAGCACTATTAATAATATCTAGAAATCTATAGGGCTTACCGCTGCCTATATTAATTATTTCGTTGACCGGTGCTTTATCAATACAAAGCTTAACAGCACTACATACATCATCAACATAGATGTAATCACGTAATACCTCGCCGCCGTAATAGAGTGGTACATCTCTGTTATGAACAATCTCTTTAATTAAAAACTGTACAGCGTTTTTCTTTTTAGAGATTTTTTTATCGCCTTCACCTACCACGTTAGCAAGTCTTAAAATTCTATATTTTATATTATAAGTCTCGCAAAATGAGATTAGAAGTTGTTCAGCGCAATATTTTGTAATTGAATAAAAACCGGTAGGGTTACATTTTGAATAATCCTCTCTAAACGGAATTTCATGATTTTGACCATAAACAAACCAAGAACTAATAAAATTAAACGTTATATCTTCTCTGTCTTCTCTGTTTTTAATATTCTCTAACACGTTCATTAGAACGGTTAGATTTGTATTAATATCTATATGCAGATCATTATGGACATTGTAGTTATCAACTGTACTTATAAAGTATAAAATATCGTTTGTCTTAGGTACGTATGAATCGCGCTCAATACGTTCAACGCTATCATTGTATAGATTACAGAACCTACTTCCAATAAAGCCAGTTGATCCAAAAATAGAAATACGTTTACTCATATTTTATAGTGCCTTAGAATCTAACGTCGGGTTAATTGCTCTAGAGAAATAATTAACGTTTGAATTACTACAGCAAAATAAGAAATCGGTATGCGATAAAAGATAGGCTTCAATAATCACATCCTCACCAATTTTAAATTTTGGCTTATCACTATAATGTAACGGCTGTGCTGACTCGCTTCTTAAACTATCATATGATACAACCTTGTCACCAAAGACAGCAACTAACGCATTTAGTCTATCTGCCTCGTCAGATGCACAAAATATTAAATCATAGTTTGCAGCTTTTTCTTTAATTTCTTGAAAATAATTAAACACACTCTGCTTATCAGGGTGATCTGTACCGCGAAAATGTACACCAAGCACACGTTTACCGCTAAATTTGCTTTCTACGAACTCTTGTATTTTTTGTTGTGTTGAGGGCTGAAGGTGAATATACTCATTAATAATTTTATTGAATTCATGCCTTCTATTAGAAATATATTCAGGTGTCGGGTTCACCATAAAAACATCTCTAAACTCGCTCTCTGGTACATCAATTATCGTATCAATAACTTTTGCTATTCGATCCACCGACGGATACTCAGATCCTGATGGCTGTTGAAAATAATACTCCCAAACATTTTGCGTATTATGTATTGACTCATCAGTATATTGACAACCTGTTGTAAAATCAATATAGTATTTATAGCCTGGATTATGCCATATAGCTCGTAAGACTTGCCAAATATAACCACATATTCCGCAACTTCCATTATTTTTTATTATTATGTATTCCATTTTTTTTTTGTGTTAAAAGTTGTATGTATCGCTCTTCTATTTCTCGTTGACCACGTGTCATACCGTACGCCATATGAATAGCAAATCCGTTACGTATATACAGTGGGTTAGCTTTATCAAGTCTCATTTGTAGAGTGAGCTGACCTTCATCCCATCCGTCTGTAAATAGTGTATAAGTATCTCTCCAGTACTCTGTCTTACAAAAGAAAAGATTATTACAGAAATACGGTGCTTTGTATGTTTCAAGTCGATATTCTTGCTTATCAAAAAATTTATCTTTATTTTCAAAGATTTTATCAGCTACAAAAAAATTATATTCCTTTGAGTATCTTGCTGGATGAACCCCTCTTACAATACAATAATACCAAGGTACAGGATTGACATCCCATTTTGTATTAATCGTAGTTAGAGTAGACCAGTATTCACCGTCATTCCACTCTTGCATACTACGTATTTTCTGATTGACGCCAGTGTAGTCAAGTCCCCATTCGCTATCTGCAACCGGTCCTGTCAAAAATAGCTCGTGAGCTGTTTTCTTATCTTCATCTGATAAGAAATCCTGTACAAATAAATCAGCTGACGGTATACCATTTGTAAAAATTGGTGCGATAACGGGTGTTTGTTGCGTAAGCTTATCTAAATTTTCATAAACATAATCCCATACATGAGAGCTCATCAACACATCGTCATCCATTTTACATGAATACTCACATTCTGATTTATGTGCAAACTTAACACGCTCGGGATAACTCGCAGAAGCAAGCTCTGTTAAATATATTTTAATTTTTGGTTTATTATTTAAAAAATATTGTTTTACAATATCAGCGGTTCTTGCTTCTGCATAAATGTAAAGAGATAAAAAATCAATATATTTAGATTTTGAAATTTCCTCTATCATTTTTAAAAATAAAGGAATTCTATATTCTTTGTGACCACATGTAAACAAATTAATTTGCAGTCTAGGTGTACTCATTTGCTATTATTATAATAAAATATTCTTAGTTATCAAGTAACTTAATTCTATCTTTAAACTGCTGACCCTCACCGCCGAAGTGATCTCCATCACCTTTACCGTGAAACCCAAAGCAATTATCAAGATTATATTCACATTCAGGTATTTTTGATTCTAATGCAAATTTCATTGCAATTTCCACAGGTGCAAATTTGCATCCATTTGATACAAAGAAATCGTGATATGTCATGCATGTAAGTGCATCATCATGTTCACCATGCCAAGGAATTTCTTGGCATAACTCCATAAAGCGTTTACTTTTTAAACAAAAACCGCCGTTACCTACTCTGTGTTTATGTCCAACGACCCATGGCGCACCTATATAGTCATAATCATAAAACGAAGATTCCCAGAGATGTGGATTAATTACAAAGCCATCGTCGTGAATTGATAGGCAAAATTTTGTTTTAACAAATGGTAAAAATCCTTTAAGTGAAAATATACATGACGTCGCAAAATCAATTTTTGATAATAATACAACCTCTATGCTACTATCTGCATTAGACGGCATTCGATCTGTAAAAAGAATTGCCTTTGCAAATTTAATACCTCTCATGCTATACTGAAGTGCCTTAATACCCATTTCCGGGTTAACACCGTTAAAGCAAACAAGTGTTATATCAGTAAGGTCTAGCATTTGACTATCCTGCATATTATTTCGTTAAATTAGTAAAAAAGCTATTAACTGTTTCCTCAATATAATTTAATTGAGGATCTGTAATAACAGGACTTGTACCCATAAAGAACGTGTCTGTTGTTACTTTTCTGGCATTAGGATAATTAGTAATAACTTCTTTGCTATCCATTAAGCCTGCGTATGCAGGTTGTAACATAATGTTTCCAGCAAAATATGGTCTTGTTTGAATTTTATTACTTTCAAGATAGTTTACAATATCAAAGCGCTTAAATGGTGCTTTGTCTTTAATAGTCAAAGCAAACGCGAACCAGCTTGGATCGGAGTTTGGAGTAGCCTCGGGTAGTGTAAAGTATTCCTCGTAAGGTTTAAAGATACTAACTAATCTTGCATGATTTTTCTTACGAAGAGCAGTTATTGTCGGAAGCTTTTCCATTTGTACAATTCCCAATGCTGCCTGCATCTCGATAGGCTTTAAATTATAACCTATTTCATCATATACATATTTGTGATCGAAAATTTCCTCTGGTAGAGAAGGCAGCCAATTTGAGAATCGATTGCCACATGTACCGTTCTTTAAGAGACCGGCTTTTTTACCGACGCAATAGCAGCCACGTCCCCACTCTCTAAAACTACGTGCGACTGTCTCCTGGTCAAATGTGTTACATGCAACAAATCCACCTTCACCCATTGTAATATGATGTGCTGGATAAAAAGAGCAGCTAGCAAATTCACCAAAGCTACCTAGTGGTTTATTATTATATGTCGATCCAAGAGCGTCACAACAATCTTCAAGAAGAATAAGATTATACTTCTTTACTATTTCCATTAATGCAGACATATTAGGCGGGTTACCTAATACATGTGCAAATGTAATAACTTTAGCTCCTAGTTTTGCTTGTTCTTCAACTTGCTCAATATTAAGGTTAAGTGTGTCGATATCAATATCAACAAATGCCGGTTCAAAATTACACTGAAGAATAGGATTAATAGTTGTTGGAAAACCTGCAATAGGTGTAATAACTTTAGTACCAGATGGTAGATTATAGAGCCGCTTTGACTTTAAGGCTGACATCATAATAAGATTTGAACTGCTACCACTATTAGTCAGTACACCGTATTGTTTATCAAGCAATTTAGGAAACTTACTCTCAAACGTAATGCCGTGTGTACCTAATACAAGCCAGCCTGCAAGGATTGTTTCTATCGATTTAACATATTCATCTGAGCTAAAATATGGGCCTGCGTATTGTACCCAATCTGTACCTGCTGTCCATGTCTTATTTTGAATCTCTTCGTTAATATATTCCTGTACAAGGGAGAGAATTTGTTCTTTCTTATTTTGCATAATATGATTTTTAAAATTTAATTATAACACTATAGTCTTATAATTCCACTGTTGATATATTTTAATATTGCAGTATAGAGGTTAAATTTTATAGCCATAAGATTCTTGTTGTCATTTTGTGGTAAAGCGCTTGAGTTTACAATAATATTTTCTAATTCGTATACATTATCTAGTGTTGTAAGTTCATAGCAATTATTAAAAAAGCGCTTTATATCCGGGCATCCGTAATAAATCGGTGTGGTATTAGTAAGAAAGCAATCAGTAATTTTTTCAGAAAAATAATCTCTTTCAACACAATTTTCAATTGCTATAGAAAATTCATATTTTTCTAGACCGTCTTTTTTATTCTCTAAAGTGCCTTTAATACGCTGATCATGTATGCCGCTTTTTTCCCAACTATTTCCGTATACATCAATATCAAGATCTGTGTTTAATATTTGTTTTACAAAATTTACGCGTTTATGATATATTGATTCGGTACTTGCAATCTGTGAATTAAAAGACGTAATTATACTACATTTTTTTATTTTATTAAAGTTATTTTTTAGATAAAAGTTAAGATTATTACCGTCTTTATAGTCGATATGAGGTGGTAAGAGACCGGGGTAATATATGTATTGCGGTGAATCTATTTTTGCATGATAGAGTATATGTTCACAGCGTTGCTCGAGATGTTGTCTAAAGTGACAGGCCCAAGAAGGTTCCATCATAACGCCTAGCGTTCTGTATTTTGGCGTGTTAAGGTGTAAATTACTGCTATTGATTACAACTAGCAAATCGAAGTTTTCGTCATTTGTAAAGGTAATACCTGCATGTGTATTAAGCTCATTAAGGTAGACGCGTGTAAATCTTTTAAATAACGTTTCATCATCACACCAGTTGCATGTGAGTTTTATTTTTACTTGAGATGTTGCCATGTTTTAATATATGTTATAAGTTCTTCCTTCGTCATCGCACCTGTATGAGCAGCTTCATCGAAGTTACTTTGGTAGTAAGGGTGATTATTACGTATAGCATTATTATGAAATAAATGAAAGCATACTGAGTCAATATCGTTATCTCTAAAAGATTTATGTTCAAGTATTTTAACACGTGTGCAGAGTTCATTATCCTCTGCACCCCATGCTATAAATTTTTCATTATATCCGCCAATTTCAAGAAAACGCTCGCGGTTAAACATTACTATGCCACCTACGCTTTGGTGTATTGTATTTGTACATCTTATAGAGAAATTACCCTCCGCGTAGCCATGACTTAATTGAAGTGTATTAACAGGTGGTAACAAACTCTTTAATGCTTCAAAACTATAATTTGAATCAATAAAGAGTTTATGTAATTGGTGTGATGTATCAATAAAGAATCCATTATATGGCCAAGCTATCGTGTAGTCATCGAATAGTGCTTCGACACACTTCTTAAGCGATTCAACAGGTACAATACAATCAGTATCAAGTGATACTACAATTGGCGTTGTTGCTTTTAATATACCATAGTTTAACGCGCGTGTACGATAATAATAGCCTTCATTTGCAATAAAGTAGTATTGAGTTCTTTTTTTAGGCCAGTTTATACTATTAAAATTAATGTTATGCTCTCTATCATCTTCAACCAAGATAAATTTTGATTCAGGGAAATTGATTGAGTAGTAATTAAGAATAGTTTGTAAGTTTTTTAATCTATCTTTATTATCATACCTTAAATGTGTAACAAAGGTTATCCCTTTAGACATATAAAACTCCAATACCTTTTTCTTTATTTTTTTCGTGTAAAAATTCTTTATATGAAGAACGTGTGTGCTTTATTTCGTCCCATAATACATGTACACCGCCTTCTTCGTTTTCACCGATGTCATGAAAAGCGATAATACCGCCGTTACGTACAAGCGGACTATACATTTCATAATCTTTCTTAACCCCATTGTATGTATGATCACCGTCAATAAACAAAAAATCTATTTGTTCATCTTTAAAAATTTCTTTCGTCTTATCGAGTGTTTGTTGCTTTTGTGATGAATCTGGTATTAGATAGAGTTTAGTTTTATTTGCTTTAGCCCAGGTTGGCCATACATTTTTATAATTATCTTCTTGTTTTGCAACTCGCCAATCTTGTGGCCCGACAAAATTGCGCACTGGTAGATCAATTGATAGAACAGTTGAGCCTTCTTGACTATAGTGAATGTAATGTTGTAACGTCCATCCGTATAAAGATCCGATCTCTATAATTTTAGATGGTTTAAGTTCTACATACTCTTTAAGGAGATCTTCAAATTCTTGAAGATTTTGACTATTTAATTCATTTTTTGCTATAATCATTTTTAATTTGTTTTAAACTGTTAATTACTTGCTCTTGTGTAACGTATGGTGGTTGATTAGGATAATGTCCGTGTTTTTTTAGATATAACTCCCGGCCACCGTAGACGTTTTTTTCCCACTGTTCAGATTTATTTGCAATTGAAGAATTATCAATAGCACCAGGCGCCTCAGTTAGTAACTCATGACTGTTCGCAAGATCAGCAAACCACCAAAACGGAGGGTGGTAGCCGGCTTTAATTATACAATATGTATGATCAACGTGCTCCCAGGCGTTATAAAATTGCTCATCAATATAACCAACCTTTTCAATAACTTCTCTTGTAAAGAATGAAAACATAGCCACAGTATGTTCATAGAGTGCAATCTTAACTGTTTTATAATCAATTATAAGTTTAGGATTTGGTTCTGTATCTTGACTTAAAAGATGTCGATTATGTAAATCAAAATTTTGTATTGTCTGCTTGCGATTAAATGGTGAGCCTGGACCGTAATTAAAGTGTTGTATACCTGATATTTTACTTGCTTCAATATATTGCTTAAAGATAGATGGATCTTTAATAAGCATATCATCTTCAATTATAAAGATATAATCACAATTTTTTTTAAAAAGATTTTGTATTGCGAGATTTTTTGCCTTACCGACACCTATCCTACCGCTAGTGTGTTCAACATAACTAACTTTTGGATGTGAGTTAATAGTCTTTTCCATTCCGTCATCAACTACGATAAGTTCGCTAATATTAGAGCCTTCTCTGTCAATAGTATCTAATAAATTATTAAGATACTCTGGTCTTTCACATGTAATTATACCAACTCCTATTTTATCCATGGTTAATTTATATATTGTATCATAAATATATTCAATGGCAACAAATTCGTCCAATAGTACTTCGGTTAGCATTCTCAGTCTACCTACAGCACAGCTTGCTACTGCTACTGATTATTTGATTCTCCAAACAACTAATGGTACACAGATTATACCGTTTGGTAATTTTAACGTTGTACGCACTGACATTAATGGTAATGCCACAGTAACAGGTAATATCTCCGGCACAAATGCATATTTTACAGGTAATATGGGTGTGTTTTCTTTAACAGCATCGAGCTTATACTCATCAAATCCAACTTATGGTGTTGATGCTGGTTGGACGGATCTAGCTCCTATATTAGGCGTTAACAGTAATAATTACTATGATAGTTTTACTGTTGTTAACGGACTAATAATAAGTGCTACGCCGACGAGTGTTGATTATATTAACAACCCAATTTATACATCTCTAAATGTTCAGTTGACAGCTCTCTCAGCACAAACAGTTGGTACCGGTGGTACTGTCTATTCTGCGTTAATGAGTTTGTCGTCGACAACAAGTACAAACCTTTATAATACTTCAGCAGCTCTTACTACGCAAACGCAAGCAGGCACAGCTTACGCTTATTCTTTATATAGCGCTAATGTACAAGCCTTAACCTCATACGCTACTGCTGTATTTGACGCTACAACCACGTGTAATATTATTAATAATGGCTCTCCTTTTGCCTATGGATCTGCTGTAGCAACGTTTACTAATTTTTTCTCTAATGCCCTACCTTTAACAATTAGTAATATACAAAATTCTAACTTTATTATTACAACAGGCGCTACAACACTCTCACAAGCTTCAGCTTATAATGCAGTATCACCTTTTGTTGCAAGTTTTACGAGACCAGCAGGATCGTATAATTTAGTAGCAACTATTAGTGCTGTTGCGCCTAACGGGTCATGGCCCTCAGGCTTCACAGGTACAGTTAATCCTATACCTGCTATTGCTCGTGTACTTGTAACGTATTACGGTACTTAAAATTATTCGCCTAAATTTTTAGCACGAACAATTCCTGTACGAAATTTTTCTTCCATGAGCTCAGCTTGATGTGTATCCTTCTGATCTGTCATTAACTTGGACATTAGATCAAGATTTTTGTCATCTAATACACTAGTCTCTTCTACGACAGCGTCACCTGTTTCGTTAACATAAAGCTCAACCATAGCAATACGCTCTTCTCTTGAGCCAAAAATTTCAATAATAGGAGGTCTATCTTCATCTGGAAAGAATGGCGATGAACCTGTACGTGTGTAGCTATATTCTATAGCTTTAAATAAATTATCGATTTCCTTGATATAAGTTTCATCAATATTACGCGATTCACGAGCCTCTTTAGGAATTTGTGAAAATTTAGTAATCGGTGTAAAGAAAATAATATCAAGTGAATGCATTGTTTCTTTTACAAGTGGGATGCATTTCTTAATAAATTCATCGCTAATTTGATTAGGATTTTTGCTATTGGCCCAAAGAGAATATACAAGATTATCTAGCGGGCAGCGATCAAATAAAACATAATCGTCGGCTGATGTCTTCTGAATATCATCAAGAAGACAATTTAGAATTCTCCATTGTCCGTCTTCTGTCACCTGATCATTGAGCGGTAAAGCCTCTTCTTTTATTATCTTACGATATAATTCATCGGACCGTTTATACATTGGCCATTTTTTAATAATATCATCAATTAGAGTACTTTTACCTTGACAAGCTGAACCAGAAATTGCAATTCTCATATTATTGTATTTAACTTAAAATAATAATTTATCAAACTTTGAGTGCTTTATTCCAAATAAGTAATTGCAATCTCGGACTAAAATTGACATGTAGTGCTTTAGCATATTCAGCAACCGCTGGAGCATTTTGAATATGCTCTTCTCTTGAACCACAGCAAGGCATAAACCAGATTCGATTAAGAGGTATCCTTATACCGTGCTTATCATCTACATACTTTTCCCAGATCTCATTAATATCGTCAGATTTATTAATAACAAATTTAAAGCCTGAGCGATTTTTAACATGCCATTTAAGTACTTCAGGCTTATACGTCTTATCTTCAGGATCGCCGTTAGAGCGAAGCTTTGGTGAAGTAGTAAATGTAGCTAACCAATTATGCCATTCATCACTCGGAGTAAGAGTAGCATTTGTTTCGAAATCAATTACAGGTTTAAAATCATAGCGTTCATAAAACGCCTGTACAAATTTCAATAATTGCTTTTCCTGAATAAGAGGCTCCCCGCCCGTGAGCTTAAGAATAGCTGCTGTTTTGAGATGCTCGATGTAATTATTTTCTTCCATAAGTTGGAAGATTTCAGCAAATGTCATTTTGTTCTTAACAGACCAAGAGATAAATGAATCACACCCATTCGGTGAATCTTCAGATGCAAATCCAATACATGTCAAATTACACATGGATAAACGCATAAAGACTGACGGCATACCGACATACTCACCCTCACCTTCGATGGTATAAAAAACCTTATCATCGGATAGGAATAATGTCTCGTTATTAATATCAATAGTACTCATTACAATCAATAATACTGTAGGTTGTCAGATAATCAAGGTCTGAAATGATTAAATAATTATAGATGAAAAAACAAAAACGCACTGCGAAAGCAGCCGCCGTTGTAACATCGAAGACTAACGCTAACACGGAGGTCAAAGATACTTCACCCTACGTAGCCCAGAGAGAAAAGATTGATTTTACTCTTAATGTTCGAGAGCTTCCTTGGACAGATAAACAAAAAGAGATTATAAATCTCTTTCTCGATAAGAGTACAAAATTAATGATTCTTAAGGGACCAGCTGGTACATCAAAAACAATTCTTTCGATGTATCTTGGATTACAACTTCTTACTTTAAAGAAAGTTTCAGATATCGTATTAGTACGTTCAGCAGTAGAGAGTTCAGATTCTAAACTTGGTTATTTACCTGGTGATATTAACGAAAAGGTTAATGTTTATATGACGCCTTTTAATGAAAAGTTTTCTGAACTTGTCACTGAACCACAAATTCACCGTTTACATAAGGATAATAGAATAACAATATGTCCTATTAACTTTGCACGTGGACTTCATTTTGCTGTAAAATTTATTTGCTGCGATGAAAGTCAAAACTTAACAATACGTGAATTACAGACATTGTTTACACGTATGGGTGAATTTAGTAAAATGATTATATGCGGTGATCCGGATCAGTCAGATTTACCTTATGGTAAGTCAGGCTTTAACACCGTATATAAGGCTTTCGATAATGATGATGCAAAAGCACATGGTGTACATTGTGTTGAGTTAACAGAGGACCATATTGTTCGTTCAGAACTCTGCCGTTATGTTACTCATGTATTTAAAGGTATTGTACCTGTAACAAATACAAAAGAATATAGCCCATCAGATACAGCTAAAACTCGCCTAAGGATTTAAGTTCCTCTAATGCTTTTACTACAGCATCATTGGCTTGCTGTATATCTATGGAGGATTGATCCTTGAGAGAGGGTGTAAAGTTGACATTAGTCGATGAATCTGATGTTAGACCGTATTCATTAGCTATTTTTGTTAGCGTATTCTGTAATTGAATTACAGCTTTATCAGGTTCACGCTCTATAAGAGCGTCCATACTTATATTTGTCGGTGAATTTGTTACTGCAACCTGTCCTACAGGTTTAACTTGTGATGTGTATATATCATCAAGTCTTTGATCATTATTAAGGAACGCATTAACAAACTCTGGCGCAGTTTTATTTAGAATAATAAAATGATCTGAGATCTCGCCGCCAAATAATTGTTGCCGTTGCTCAGCGTTCAACGGCTACCCCAACTAATATTATCAAATAAACCTGAATACCCGTTTGTAACATTATTATGTAGTGGTACAGGTCCACCCTTTGGCTTACTCGAAGTTACTGTAGGTGGTGTTTCAATAGGATGTAATATTTGTTCTGGTGCTTCAAGAGGTATTGAAGTTGGTTGATTTTCAATTTCAATTGAAGGTAAGTCATTATGATGCTTAGCTGAGCTATCGGTAATAGTCCAAGCAGTTGTTTTATTTAATTCTGAATAGATTGCTGAATTAGCTTCATGCTCATATACTTCTACCTTTTCAACCCAGCAACGATCGCCATATTTTTCCTTGAGATATGTTTGCGCTGTTTTAAAACACCATTCAGCTGTTTTTTCAATACCAACAGCATCCATAATACGAAGATCACAACCACCAGCATCATTTAATTGTTTGAATAAAGGTAGCAAAGGATCATCTTTTGCAATACAAAGTGTATGATCAAATTGATTATTTAAAATTGCTTTAAGATCTTTAAGTCCACCGAAATCAACTGACCAGTTATTACTGTCGAGTTCGCGACATTCAAAATAAAATTTAGCTTTTATCTGATAACCATGAACTAAGTGACAGTGACTATGGGTAGCTCCAAATTGTCTAAAGGCACAAGAACCAAGATCGATAAGTTTAGTACTCTGATAACTCATAAAGATAGTATGACACGGAAAAGTTGGAAATCAACAGAAAAAGTTATTATTTATCCACCGTCCCTCTTCTCAACTCCATATTCTCTATTAGTTATTCCACGTAAAAAATAAATCAACTAGGAGAGTAGCGTTTACAATAAATTATTTACCCTCTGATCAAAACTTTCATGAGCATGTTTGCTTATTTCAATGGCTGCAATACGTTTTTGAGCTTTTTCCTTAGATGCTGAAGCTCCAGGTACTGTATGCATTCTGCCGTTTTTCTTATAACGTACCTTATAACCTGCTTTGGATTTTTGTATATTATAAGGCATAATTTATCGTCTTCTGTTAGGTGGTGTCCTGCTAGTTAATGGATGAGATGGTAGGTTCATTGAAGCAACATCTGCTGCGGTATATTGATCAACAGGTGCGCCAGTTTTGGTTTTTGTTTCACCTTTCGTTGCTCTACGTGGTGAAGCCGCTACGGGTTTACTTGCAGCTATAGGTTTGATATTTTGTGATTTCTGCCAAGCTGCAGTAATTTGTGCTTGCTGTTGTATGGGTGGACTCCATTTTTTAGTGTTAGGATCATATTGTTTCCAGCCACCTTTACCGTATAAATATGTTTTCTTTTTATCTGCAGTTGTATAACGTGTCTGTCCCGTTACCGGGTTACCCTCTAGTGTTCTTGCATTAATACCTTTTGTTTGATCTCCCGGTGTTGAAGTTTCATTATTTCCAGCTGCCGTTGGAGCCGTCGGCGGTGTTTTTCCTTGTCTGAGAGCTGTAGCAGCGTTTGTATAAGCTTTCATATAAAGATCGCCTTTACCGAATTTTGTTAATACTTGTTTAAGTTGAGGGTAATTTGTTGTAGCTACAACTTGTGATATCTGTTTTGTGTCTAAGTTTAATGACTTATCATTTGCAACCATCGCTGCGATATCTGAAAAATCAATTGAATCTGAAGAATCTGAATTTAACGTCCAGGGTTGACCATCTCCGTTGAAATGTAAACCACCGCTATCCTTCAGACCTGGTATATTACGTGCAGCTACTAACTTTTTATTTTTATAAAGTGATAAAGTCACATTTGTAGAACCGTAATTCTTATTACCCTTTGTAAAGGACAATTCATCTACCGGTGATTTGGCTTTTATCGCCTGTATAGCTTTTTGATCTGGTGTCAAACCAACAGAGTTTGCAGATTGTGATGAAAGTTTAAATGACGTTAATTTTCCCATAGGGAAAAGTTCTACTGTATAAATTGTATCTTCCTTAGTACCAGGCTTTGTATCGCGGATATAGGCGTTTGGAGCTTCGATACCCGGTAATTCAACCTTTATAGGATCACCTTTCATAGGGTTCTCTCCATATAATTTTCTCATTATCTCTTCTTCTTGCGCTGTTGCACCTAATTCCTGCATTGATGTAACAACTTTTCCGGCAGCATTTGCTGTAGCGCTGCCTACCTTTTGAAGCATCGCACCACCCTGAGTACCACCTAGAGCAGAATATACCTGGCCAGCACCTTGAACAACATTTCCAGCGAGCTTTGTAGCTGCAGCGGCACCATGCGTAGCAGCCCGTGCTACCTTAGCCGTTGATCGCGCAGCATTAGCAGCTGTTGCTTTAACTGCTTTCATATAATCACCTAAACTTGCTTCATCTAAAGCTAGGCTAGCTAAGTTGTCAAAATTATTCATTGGCGATATAATATTTATAAAGATTTGTAATATCTTCATCTGTTAAGCCCCGGTCTCTTAAAAAGGCTTCAACATCGTTAATAGATTCAGCTGCATGTAAAATTTGAATAAGTGGGTCATCGAGCGAAATATCAAGAGCAAGAAGAATAAATTCTTTTAAGGCAATGAGATTGTCACTAATATTTGTAAGTCTTTCAAGATGTTCATTCGGAATATCCATTACTGACATATTACCTTCATGATCTGGTACTACAACGAGAACTTTAGTAAATTCTTGATCTTCAGCTAAAACATATCCTTCATAACCATTACAGTTTGAAAGATCAGCACTTTGACTGACGCTAATAGGGTCAACTTTGATACGTACTTTTTTCAAAGTTACCTTCTGTAAACTCTCTAAAATGACTTGATCATACTTCATCCTTATTATTTATGTTGAATTAAGCTAAGTCGCTAGTATAATAAGCATATGTCTGAATATACAAAAGAGTATAAACTTAAATTTGCTAACGGAAATCATCCTCATTCATCTGAAGAGAGACAAGCTATTATTGATAACGCTTCAAAAGCATATGAAGCCTATCTAGACGCTCTTGGTTTTGATTGGCGCAACGATCCAAATAGTACCGGTACACCATTGAGGGTTGCTAAAGCATTCGTCAATGATCTTGCAAGTGGTTGTTATGATAATCCACCGAAGATCACATCATTCCCTAGTAATGGATATGATGGAATGGTATTTCAAGGTGGCATCCCTGTAAAGTCGCTCTGTAGCCATCATCACCTTGCCTTTACAGGTGTTGCGCACGTTGCTTATATCCCCTCTGCTGAAGGTCGAGTAATTGGATTATCGAAGCTCAATCGAATCGTTGAATTTTATGCTCGTCGCCCACAAATTCAGGAGGGTCTTACTGTACAGATTCACGATGCTATTAATGGCGTATGTGAGTTGAATAAGGGTGTCGCTGTCATGGTAAGCGCTACACATACTTGCGCATGTCTCCGTGGTGTAAAGCATGATGGATGTGAGATGAAGACTTCTAAACTTAGTGGAGACTTTTTAGAGGATGGTGCTACAAGAGCTGAATTTTATAACTTTGTAGCCAATATGAAGAGTTAAACACTTCTCTTAACATCAACTAAAGCGTTGAGCCGTCTAATAAACGGCTCTCCTATTAATACTTGCTGTTCATTCTCAGCACGATCAGCAATACTAAATGTTACATCATTGTAACTTTTATCATTTAAAACAATATTGAGTACAACCGTTGGGCGGCTTTCGATGTTACCGCTACCAATATTAATATCAATACTGCCAGTACAAGGGAGTGTAATTTTTTTATCATTTATAGTAGTAAAAGTTATGGTGTCGTCACCATTGTCAGTAATATCTACTCCGTGTAGTACATTATATGCCTCATTACCACTATCAATTTTTGCGACAACAGATCCTATCCCATCTATTGTTATATATTCGGCAACACCTAAAATAGGACGCGTTTCGTCGCTTTCTTTAACGCAGTTATTAACTAGCTTACCGCCCTTCTTTTTCATACCACGTTTGACATAACCTTTCCAGCAATGCCGAGAAGGTTTCTCTAATAAGAACTGTTTAAACGTTAGCATTTCCATCTCCTTCTTGCTGCACATCCACGTGTCTTTTTACCAGCACATCCACCTGCCGGTATCCAAGCTTTTGATCTAGCGCAAAAACTTTTTCTACGCTTAGAAGCTTTAGATCCTTTCTTAGCTTTACCTGTAACAGGAGCTTTAAGATGCGATCCAGTTGCACGATTGTATTTTGCACGACCCTTGGCTGTTAAACCACCCCCGCGGCTAACAGGCAGTTTTTCACCGCGCTTAATAGATAAGCTAGGTCCACCTTCTTCAAGTACTTGTATAAAACGTGATTCGAACAAACATTGCATAATAATATTTAATGTGAGAGAATAAATATTTACGTATGCGTAGCTATATTGACGATCTTAATGCACTTTATAACACTAAAATTTTCTTAAAGGAAAGTGCTGACCTTGGACCAGAAGGTATTGGACTACCTTACGGTGAATATTCAGAGGAATGCGATGATTGTAAAAATGGCGCGCCGATGAGAAAGTGTTTAAAGTGCAAGATGCCTGCAAAAGAGTGCGATTGCGATGAGGAAGAGGTTGCAAGTGAGGATGAAATCATCTTTTCAAGAGAACATCCGCACGGCGAAGCGGATGATTTTGCAGAAACAGGTGAACACCCTGAACATAAAGCATCTAATATGGTAAAGCAGAATTTATATAGAATTACAAAAATGGCTGCTATGTTATACGATATTATTCCTGATGATGAAAATATCGAACCATGGGTAGCAGATAAGCTAAGTAAAGCGACAGACAGTATTAATAGTGTTCTTGGTTTCAAGGACTACGAAGAATATAAGAGACGCGTAGATCATGATATTGAAATTGAAGAAAAGACAGAACAGGATCTTTATAAAAGCATAGATGACGGCGGTGAATCTTTAATTAGTAAAATTAAAGAAATTATGCGTGGACAGCCAAGAGATAGAGTTGAAGATGCTGTCTACGGTATGATCAAAACACTTGAAGCCTAAAGTTTCTTTTTGCGTGGTATAGCAGGTTTATAATTCTGCTTAATATCGTTGAATAAAATTTGTGCCTGATCATCAGGCATACCCGTCGGTAATATTTTTCTAAAATTTACAAAATCGTTATTCAAAACATACTCACGAGCCTTTGTACCGCTAATACCTGTTACATCATCACTATCAGGATCGCGTTCACCAGCAGACTCAACTCTAAGGCTTGTATATCCAAGACGTTTTTCTAAATCTGGATGATCTTTATATGGCTCAAACAGTGATGTATAATTGGCAACGCGATCGCTTCCGCATACAAGCACTAAATCTGTGTATCCCTTACTTACAAGATATTTAACAGCATCAAATATCGATATAATCGATTCATCATCGATAAAGTTAATCTTAGGTAAAGCCTTATCTAAAGCTGTTAATTTATTATTATAAGGAATTGGATTTTTTTTAGGATCGTTACTTCTCGATAAAATAATAAAACTTTCTCTGCGTTCAGCTCTTGCTATCTCTACAACTTTTGAAATTAGCTTTTCATGACCCAGTGTAGGTGGATTCATTCTACCAAAGGTAAAGACCGCACGACCATTGTTTGTAGGCTTAATATCTCTAATAATGTTTTCTACGACAATATTAAATTTCATATTACATTCCTTGGTAATCTAAATGTCTGCCGCCCTGGTCACCCATAACAGTGTTAATATAACTATGACCATTTTTTTCATTATCGTAGTTCATATTATCATTATCAAAATACCATTCAGCATCATTAATATTGCTAGCACCCTCTAGCTCTTCTTCATCTTCTTTATGTGCACCAAATTTTGCGCCCATAAAGTGAGGACTATTAACCTTAAACATTAAATTACCAGCCTTTATAACATACCCTTCAATATCACCGAGCAGTCCTTCAGTCTTAAGAAGATTATTAACAATCTTGGTATATATTTCCTTTTGTATGGGTAATAGTCTTTCTTGAATTTGAGCAGTAAGTGTACGTCTATGACTTACAAGTGCATTTCTACCAGCACCGCCTGCTGTAATTTTTTCTTTAACTTGTTCTAATTCTTGTTCAATTTTTGAAATCTGATTGAATGCTTTTTGCGCTCTAAGAACCTCCGGTCTAAGATCAATTGAATGAAATAAATCAACATTTGGTAAAATAAATTTTACTTCTTTATCATTGATAGCAATTAATTTTTTTCTAATAGAGTCGACATTAACACCTTCTTCTGCTTGAATGCTAATGACAATAAATGTTGACCATGCACCGAGTTTTTCTTTATTATACTGAGCTACAACAAAGCTCACTTTACCCGATGTTGGATCTGCCTCTAAAGCATTAGGTGAATAAAGCCATTCAAGCTGTACAGTAACATTATGTTTACCTATAATAGGTAATACAAGGTGCTTGATACGATCAAAGCTATTTGCAAACGCCTCTCTTGCAGGTGGATATTTTATGGCAGTTGCAAAGCCTTCAGGTTCATAAACTTTACCTGAATAGCTTGAGCGTACAAAAAAACCCTGTTCATCATTACCAACCTTAAGAGCCATGCCGTCAACTTTTTCTGTAACAGTTGAATTTTCAGGAGTAATTTGACCTCTATTTTGCTGTAAAAAGGCAATAAATTGTTTAAAATTTTCGGGTGCCATTGAATAGAGCTCTGGTTTATTCTGCGAATAAAGATGCTGTATACCGATGCGATCACCTTCTTTATTAGCCTCTGTAATAAATTGTTTAAATGTTATCATATAAATGTGTGTCCTGTTGTTACCTCTGCGTTTTGAATAATTTCTTTTGCTTTTTCAGTTCCGTAGATCCAAATAAGCTTTCGAACTATTGCCTGTACATTATTTAGATCATTAGCCGTTGCTTTCTTATTAAAGATTGTTTTTGCAATAGTGTCAGGGTCTTTTGTAAGAACTTGCTTTGTATCTCTGTTAATTAAACCATTTATCGATAACGAATATCCCTTATTCTTTGCTACAGCTGAGAGAAGTATATTGCGATCCTTACCTTTAAGCGGTGCCGTTTCATTTGAAGCATAGAACCATTTTAGGTAATCTGGATCATCACTAAACATAAAATCTACTTGTACATGCTTATTTGTAATTTCACCTTGTTTATTCCAAATTGGTGAAAGAAAATGTACAGATATTCCCGACTTTTTAGTACCGATGGTATCTATACTGTGCTGCTTCCAATAAGCCTGTAATTTACTTTCAAGTTCAGCTTTATTTGTTGTTTTAGAATCAACTACGAGATCAATATCTCCGGAATCAGCTGCTTTGCCTGTTGAACCGAGCATATTATCTTTAAGAGACAAACCTGTTATTTCTTCAAGTTTTTGTACAGTCGACGCTACGTCTTCACGTGTAATACGGCCTGTACTGCTAAACACATTACCACCTTCTCTAAGAAAATATTCTTTAAATGTTAACATCTTTAATGTACGGATCTTGTTTCTTCATTGCAGCAAGTATATGTTTATACTTGCTTATAAAATTACTTGTATTGATATCATTAATATACTGCTTAACGTTTATATTATCCAAGCGCTCAGGGTTATCGGCATACATTTCGTTTTGTTTAATAACAGCTTCCAGAGCTGTTTGTACTGGAAATGCATTCTCAGCGGTAATTTCTGTTCTAAAAATTTCATCTAATGCACCTGCTGGAAATGTCATAGCAGTTGCTTTTGAAAGCAACTTTACAAGACCAACATAACCTTCAGGAGCTACTGGAGCTGGCTCGTTAGCGGCTGGTGCTGGTGTTGCGTTAGGATCTGGAGCAGCGGCATCTTGTGTATCATCAGGCGCTGGCTCACCTTCTTCTCCTATTATACTCCATTGCTCGTTAATTTTGTCAAGAAATTTCATCATAAGTATTTAATACTTATATGAAGAGAAGTTGCTTTGTTTTAAGTTGATTAAAATACTGTTCACTTAAAAATGTAAGATTATTACGCTTAGCAAAAACCTTTACCTTAGCAAAGGTAAAATGTGATTTAAGAAATTCACGGCTCCAACTAAAAGTTGTTATATGCTGCATTAGTTCTATTGCATCACCGTTACGATTATTATATGCTTCACTAATATTACTAAAAATAAAATTTTTATAGCAATAAATGTTGATAGGTAAGAGTTTACATACTTGCTTAACAGCTTGCTCAGTATATTTTATAATGTCGTTATTATCAAAATAATGAATAAGATGTTTAGAATAATTAAAATCTTCTTGATGTTTGAGAATAACTAATCGTTCTTTTGAACGAGCTTTATGCAATTGTTCACATATACCAAGAAAAATATGATGATATATTAATTTCTTAATATCACGTGTAATTTTTTTGGCTGTAAGTAATTCGTATTTACTAAGATCATTTATTAGATCAATTTCAATAGAATGAAACATAGACTTAAAGTCTAGTAGTTTAATATTAAATTGTTCAAAGGTGCAGCTCTCAATCACTAATTCATTATAACATCACATTTTTAATTTTGCAAGCTCTTGTTTTGGAGCCTTACCAATCCTCACATTGCATATACCGTTATAATAATCATCTCTTAAGAGTACATCCTCACCTAACTGTTCTTTAATTTCATAATAAGCTAGTGCCCACTTCGAGTCACAAGTACGTAGAATTCTAAAAATAAATTTATCCTTTCCATATTTTATAATATCCGCATTTAATTCATTTGATGAACTCGTATAGCTCTTCCAATCTGATTCTTTATGTGAAATACGGCCATTTTTCCGACCTTTGAGCGGTCTACGCTTAATACGACTTATACACTGCTTTTTGCCAATGTATTTTTTATTATTAACAGTATTAACAATCAAATAAATGAAACCAAATGTTTCATCAGTAATTATAACACCATCATTCAACAGCCAATGTCCACTATCCATATAGATAGTTATTACACACCCGGTAAATAAACACTCCTACGTTGTACCTGTGTACCTGCTTTTTTACGTTTCTTTGTTTTCTTACTATCTAAAATTGAAGGTATGCGTGCATCAATGCGTTCATCACCTGGTGCGTACGCTGTATCATTCTGAGCAGGGAATTGATTACCTGTATTACCGGAAGTAGCTGGCCCTGTTACTGCGCCTGCTCCACCTGCAACATTTGCAAGCTCTGTAAGAAGGTTATTTACTAAAATATTAAAATTGCTCATTGATTTATCTAATCCTTATCATATATTTATAATTAATGCTCGAAGAATATATAACAGAACTTGAGGAAGACTTGAAGATTAATGAACTTAATCTTAAAGACTATCAACTTCGCCTGCCTGCTATTAAGCATAAATGGACTGGTAGATGCATTCGCCTAAAATCACAAATACATCTTTTAAAAAAACAACGTGATAGAGTCAAAGCCGATATAATGTCAGAGATTGATCATACAAGCGCTGTAAAGTTAACACAACCTGTTATTGCGGCAACTGCAGATCGACATAGTCGTATTCAAGAAATAAATCAAAAAATACAAGAAGCTGAATTAATTGTTGAATTATTAGAGCGTTCAGAAAAAACTTTAAGCAGTTGTAGTTATGATATAAGCAATATTATAAAAATTATGCAACTTGAAACAACATGATAAAATTTGATTACGACGAAAAAAAGCGATTAGGTATTATATCAGGTGATTTATTTGATGAAATACGTGAGCATTTCTCTGTTAAAAATGAAGCAGCTCATTTTATGCGAAGACGTGGTAGGTTTATGTCCGCAAGGACATACGCTATTACACCGACAGGGCGATTTGACCCTTGTTTATATATTGAAATTAAAAAATTTCTTACAAGTAGCCAATATGTAGGTGAAATAGAATATTGTGCTGAGATATTCAATCAAGTAGTACCTGCACGACACGGCTGGCATCAGCAACTTGATTTTAAAAATGAAATTTTTCCGTTAAAGTTACCTCTTAGAGATTATCAGGAGGATATCGTTAAAAAATGTTTATTTGACGGTAGAGGAACAATTATACTAGCAACAGCAGGTGGTAAGACACTTACCTCAGCGTCACTAATATCAAAAATACATCATCTTTACATGTCACAGTATAATAAACAAAGTTTTAAGTGTTTATTTATTGTACCAGATCGCGGACTCGCTTCACAAACATATCAAGATTTTGTTGATTATGGTG